CAGTCTTGATCACGCGACCAGCCGCCGCCCTTTAATTTTTCGCGACAGACTTTTTCAATCACGGTTGCCTTACTGTTCCAACCTCCGAATCGCAGGGCTACAACATGTCCATGTTCTTTGAATTGGCGGAATCTGCGGTTGAGCCTGACTGTTTTCATAAAAAACTCCTTGTTGCCATAGCCGAATTATAGCACAAGGAGTTAATTTGGTCAACTGTTTTTAAATGGATGTTGGGTCTGGCATAACCAACACATCAAGATCTACTAGAAAATTGCACGTGAATACTTCGCCCGGAGCGATCCTGAACATCCATTCTCCGATGCCGCCATCTGGAGAAGTATATGCCGCAACTTGCTCTGGACCACGAAGAGCAGCTATACTTACTCCATTGATTTCTGGGTTTTCTTTACCGTCAGTTTCAACAGAGTTGATATTAGGAGATATCATTGGTATGTTATCGGGCGCCGAAAGCAAAAATACTGTACCATCCTCAGGATATGTCCAATAAAAACATTTTGGCATATGTATGTCATTTATGTAAAATACACCATTGCCGCCGGTGTTGATTATGGTCAACGGAACTAGTCCATTAACAGTGGTGTCAGATTCAAAAGTACACACTATTGCAGCCTTATCACCATCCGGTGGAGGAAGTGGAAGCTCGTCAACAATAGTTGTTGTTACAGGACCAGAAAATACCTGAATACCATTGTACTGTACGTCAATAATGACGTTTCCTGATGTTGCGTAAGCCAAGCCTGTTAGTTGGCATAGGCGTGGTGGGTTACCTAAAGGTGCTGGGTCTGCCATGTGTGTCTCCGTTTGTTTTATTTATCAAACCCAATGCTTCAAAACTATTGGATCTTTGACCTGGTCGGGCTTGGGGTTTCCATGAAAAATCAATAGGCTTGTTATTGGATCTATCCTGGTTCCCAGGCCGGGGCTGATGTGTTTTCGTTTAGCAAAATCCATGCCGCCATCAAGTGCTTGCCAGCGCCAACTTACTGCTCGTGCTTCATCAAAAAATCTACGATTTTTATAGTCGATTATTTCACTTATATAATCTTGATCTCCGTAGTGTTGATGTTTGAGTTGAGCTATATTTTTTGTTTTAAAACCTTGCCAAACCCAATCAAACCGATTGGTATTGAACCACATTACGCTGGAATTGATTCCTTGGTAGTTGGGTTTCCACAAATATTTGTAGTCTCTTAACGCCCACAGATACTCGGGGTTGTTGGATAAAATCCAATCTATTTTTCCCACAATCACAGTGTCAAGATCAAAATACAACAAAGGACCTTGATGATACTGTTTGTTAAACAACTGCATTTTATACCACCAGCTTTGCTTAAGGCCACCAATTCCTTCCCATTCTTCAAGCACATGCTTGATCATGTGCTCAGGGACATCTCGAGTTGACTCTGTGTACACATGAAATCTTATAGGATTATCTAAATTCCTGCACACACTGTTATACAAGCGGTCCACATAAGTCCAATTGTAGCCTGTGCTGTGTATCACACACGCAACATCTATTGTGCCATTCAAGTCATACACTGTGTCTTGTTGCTGTTGGGCTTTGTGTTCTGCTTTGGCAGCACGCCGCATCTCTTTCAACTGTTGGCGTTCAGAATCTTTCATGGCTCAATCTTACCACTCCATAAATCAGGGTATTGTTTTGCTAGCTTTACCAACTCAGGATCAATAGCATCTACTCCCACTTTGGTAGCTTTCATTTTGCCTTTTTTAACCACAGAGTTGTAACTTCCTGAAGTCATGCCATGCGCAATTTCTGCGCTGGTTTTGTTCAACTTATGTTGCCAACCTGGTCCTTCACGCAGTGATTCTATGTGTTCTTTTTTTGTGTTGATATTTCCCATCATGGTGAAATGATATCCAGCTTCAAGTTTAGAATCGCCAAATTTCCCCCAGGTTTTGTTTTTGCTACAGTACATTTCATTTATAGGTTCGGGCAAAATATCTAGTCTGGTAGACTTGGTTCCTGGCCATAGTCCTTGTCCGTATCCCATTTGCCAATCAATATAAGCGGATCTAATAGACTGAGCCCAAAACATACTGCCATGTTTGTCAACCAGTTGTTTGCACTGATCAAGATATCTAGGATCCCAGAACTCGTCCAAGTCACTTATCATCACGTAATCTGTAGTGCTGATGGTGTGAATCAAGTTAGACAGAGTCAACCGCATCATACGTTCTACATAACGACTTTGGTCTTTAAAAGCTGCTGGGTCTGTATCAGAAATCTGACTCTTGTCAATTTCCAAATATTGATAGACAATTTTATTTTTGATCGAGTCAGGCAGTTGTTTGTACACTTGATCAAACTGTGCGGCATGCGGTGTTAAACTAAAGGTAGTATCAGTCTCAACAATCACAAACTTGTCCACATAAGCATCCAAGTAATCAAGCCTGAGAAAGAATACATCTGTTTCGTTGTAATATAAAAAACTATCAATCATTTTGGTATGTATATAGAATCGTCGCCAGCGGACCCAACTAGTTTGTAATTCAAATTTTCAATAAATTCCAAGTATTCATTGACATCGTAACTGTGCATGCTCTTGTTTTCCTTGCCGCCACCGTGTGTGTATTCCACCATGAGAACTGGCTTGCTTTGCCGAATAGTTTGTTCGGCACCTTTGAGTACTTCAAACTCCCATCCTTCGACATCAATTTTGATCATATCAACATTGTCTAACTTAAATTCATCCAATCGCTTGCTGGGTATGTCGTAGATTCTGGCTTTTTTATGATTGACTGCCACAAACTCATCATCAACCAATTGAAAACTGCCAGAATTTTTCATTGTTCTGTATGCTCCTTTGAGCATGGCGCTTTGATTGCTCATAGCACAATTGTGCCTTGTGACATTGTCAAATCTGGAAGTGTTGAGTTCCAGACATTCAAAATGGTCAATCATGGGTTCAAATGCATGCACATGTTCGAACAAAGGTGCCCACTGATGTACACTGATTCCAACATGGGCGCCAATATCAACTGCATTTCTAAAGCTCTTGACATGTTTTAGAGTTTCGTTCCTGGCAGCTTTGCCAAATGCCAAAATGTCCTGGTGTTTGTTAAAAAAGTCTTTGAATGGCAGGGCCATTCCATTGATCATGTGTTGCATAGTTATCCTTGTTTCATATTTACCATTATCTACACACATAAATATTTACATGAAAATTGTACTTGTTACTGGCGGATTTGACCCTGTTCATTCCGGACACCTTGCTTACTTCAAAGCAGCCCGCACCTTGGGCGATCAGCTGATTGTAGGTCTTAATTCAGATGAGTGGCTGACCCGCAAAAAGGGACGCCCGTTCATGCCCATGCAAGAACGCTTTGCATTGGTCAGCAATCTTGGCATGGTAGACGAAGTTGTGACCTACAATGATAGTGATGGTTCCAGTTCAGATGCTATTCGAGTTGTTCGTTCCAGGTATCCCGATGCTGACATTGTGTTTGCCAATGGTGGCGACAGAACACAAGAAAACATCCCTGAAATGGGCGTTGAAGACTCGCAACTTGAGTTTGCATTTGGTGTAGGTGGCGAGGACAAAAAGAACTCAAGCAGTTGGATTCTTGAAGATTGGAAGAAACCCCGCACAGAACGTGCCTGGGGATACTATCGTGTGCTTCACGAAGTAGGTTCGCATGTCAAACTCAAAGAACTCACCGTTGCCCCTAACTCATGCTTGAGCATGCAACGCCACGAACACCGAGCAGAGTTTTGGTTTGTGGCCGAAGGCAAAGCCACAGTGTACACTGTGGATGCACACAGTACTGATTATGACTTGTTGGCCAGCCCGTCTCAGCATCAACACACCTGGATAAAACTCAACGAATGGCATCAGCTGTGCAACGAAACTGACCAACCACTGCGCTTGATTGAAATCCAATACGGCCTCAACTGTGCAGAAGAAGATATTGAACGCAAATGAAACCTATTCCAATATTTGTAGGTTACGACCCACGTGAAGCTATTGCCTATCACACTTGCGTGAATTCAATCATACGTAACAGTAGTCAACCAGTGGCCATTGTGCCTGTTGCACTGAACTTGTTTCGGGACTATGCCGAAACACATACCGACGGGTCCAACCACTTTATCTACACACGCTTCTTGGTTCCTTATTTGTGTGATTTCTCTGGGCATGCTATCTTCATTGATGGCGATATGATTGTGCGAGGAGACATAGCTGAGTTATGGAATCTGCGTGACAGTACCATGGATGTGCAAGTGGTCAAGCATGACTACCGAACACGTATGCCTGTCAAGTACCTAGGCGCAAAGAATGAAGATTATCCACGCAAGAATTGGAGCAGTGTTATTTTATGGAATTGCAATAGTTTTCCTAACCGGAAACTTACTCCTGAGTTTGTTCAGCGAAGTACTGGAAGTGAACTACACCGCTTCTCGTGGATAGACGATGCACGAATTGGAGAACTTCCAACAGAATGGAACTGGTTGGATGTTGAATACGAACACAATCCCAATGCCAAGCTAGTTCACTATACTCTAGGCACCCCATGCTTTCACGAATTTGCTAACCAAGGCAATTTTTGCAACGAATGGCATCAAGAGCATTTGTTAACTGATTATTGCGTACAAAGACCATGATTTTTCTCAGTAAAAAAGGCCAAGATGAATACATCAACATGTTTGCATACGGCTGCGG